CTTTATGATTATAAGCACCACCAATAATTCTTGCAGCAGTTTCAGCGGTAAGCTTTTCACCCTTACCTAAACTTAATTGTGCTTGAGCAACAAACTCAGATATGCCTCGGTAATCAAGAGCACCAATTTGATCTTTCATTTGGCTTGGCTGTAACGGACCTCTAATGTCAGTTGATCTATCTGCAGCTAAGCCCCAAGCATCTGGAGCTTCTATTTTATCTTTAACTCCAAAAGTAATTGCATCACCATAATGCCAATCAAGTTGAGTTTTCATAAATTGCTTGCCACCAGGTAAGCCAGCCATACCAGTGCTACGTAGAATTAACTCATCAATATTTCTTTTTAATGTAATTCTTTCCTGCTGAGTTGCAGTTCTAAAATGTTCAGTAAATAAATGAGCAAGTGTTTTATCTTTAAAAGCTAAGTTAGCTTGTTGCCGAACAATATCAAGAGTATCTACAACTCTATCGTCTGTAACAAATACACCCTTAAATCCAGGATGCAAAGAAAATTGATAAACAAAAGCTTTTCTTGCTTTATCAACAAGACTGCCACCATCTTGTTGAATTACTTTTTCAACTTCAGAAAGATTTCCTCGGTCTAAATCATCAAGAAGTTTTTGAGTGGCAGTTTCATCTAGCTCGTCCCACTTTGGCTTTCCAATAAAAAAGTCTCTAATTGATTCTTTTGAACGTAAAGTAAGTTCTCTCCACGGTCTAGCTACTGCAGCAGTTTCTTTTGAAAACGCAACACCAGCAACTCTACCCGAAATTAACTTTGCAAAGTTTTCTGGATTTTCACCAGTAAATTGATTCTTAAATGTATCAAAATCAACTACACCTTTTTGTGCCCAAAAATCAATTTCTTGATCTGTACCGTGTCGTTTATAACGACCAGAAATTTCTTGTTTAAGTTGACCAGCTTTAACGGCATCTTTTGCTTCTATTGCCTTTTGGTATTCACCAATCTTTTCGCCATATCCACTAAAGTATCTAACAACATCAGGATCAGCAAAATGCTCAACAATGTCTCTGTTACCATTTTTAATTGCTTTAGTTAATCTAGCAACTTTACCAAAGTTATTTACTCCAGCAGTTACATATGTTAATGGATCACCAAAAATTTGAAACGCAAAATCAACAGATCCAGATATTGCCTTAAACGTCCAGTCTGGATGTTCTTCTGCGGTAGGGTCAAATGTTTTATTAACCCAACGTGCTACTGCACGACCAGGAGATAAACGTGTTCGATCAAACTCATCCATAACAGATGTCATTTTATCTTGATCGTTAAATATCGTGCTTACAGCTTCAAGCATTGCACCATCGTTAGGACCCCAAGCATCAATAATTTCGCCAGGAGTTTTTCCAGCAAGTAAATGCATGGCAACAAAGCTTAATTCTCTTCCATGCTTGCTAACTAATTTTTCTGCTTCTCTGTCATCGTAACTAAAGTCTCCATCAAAGGAAGCTTCAAAGTTAGAGCGAGTCCAAAAGTTTTCTCTGTTAACTGCAGTCTCTTGAAGCATGGTGTACGGAGCATTGTAAAGTCTTGTGTATTGCTCAGCAGCAGCAAATATAAATCTAAAAGGAGATTTAAATACATCTCCAACACTTAAGCCGTTATCTAATCCAAGTAACTTTCTTTTTGCTGGATCTTCAACAAGCATATTTTGATTTGGTTTATTAGCGTAATCAACCTTGTAGTATCCTTCAAGAGTTGCTTGCCATTCTGGATCTAACTTTTTAAAAGCTTCTGCAGCTTTTTTGTTATCCATAGCCATAAGTTTTTCGTGAGTACTTTTAACTGTTGACCAGTTTTCAATTAAGTTACGTTCTTCACGAGTAAGGTTTGTTCTGGCACCAGCAGCAAAAAGTCCTGGGCTAACCTCAGCAACACTTGGCTTTAAAGATCGTTTTACTGCAACACTTGGATCGTTATTAGCAGATTGTCCAAATGGACTTAGTTGTGCAAATCGAGTATCAGCAGAAAACTTATTTTGTTCCTGTTCAAACCCTCCAGGCTGTACAGTCACTAGACAATACCTCTAGCATTTAAATCTTGTAAAATCATTTCAACTTGACCAGTTGGATCATTTTCTGCAAGACGATTTAGTATTTGAGTTGGACTAAAATTACGAGCTGGAAGGTTAAGGGCTTCAGGACCTGCACCTGCGCCTAATGGATTACCAGCAGTAACTGGCTCATTAGGGCGTTCAGTTGGAGCAAACATTCCAGTAACTGGAGGAGCAGCTGGCACTGGTTGTGCCTTAGCCATTGGAGCAGAAGACATTAATTCTTGAGTAGCCTTGCGATCGCCATAAACATTTGGATCGCTATTAACCATGTCAGTGCGTTGAGATAAAGCACCAGGACCTGATACGGGCTTAGCTTGAGATTTAGTACGAACTGGTCGCTTACCACCTTGCTGTGCCATAACTAATCCTCTTCTTCTTCCTCAGTAAAATCATTTTCTAATGCATGTTGAATTAATCCAGTTACATGCCATATTGGTGACTTATCATCAAATATTGTGCTTGCCCAATACTGACCATCACCATCAAAAAACTCTGCAGTAACAAAATAGGTAGTACAAAAAGCACCATCTTGATGAAATGTATGTCCATACTCATCAAGTAAATCTTTTAACTTACTTCTAAATAAAGTTAATCGTTCTTCGTCCGTCATGCTCCGCCACCCAGACGGGCTAGAATACTAGCAACATCTGGTGGTGGTCCTGCTGGCTGACCTTCAGGTCCTGCTGGTGCAGGTTGAGGTGGGGCACCTTGTTGCATTCCTTCAGGAGCCATAGGTTCTTCAGGTTCAACTGGAACTTCTTCGGCTTCTTCTTTCTTAAAGATTTCCATAACGGCATCTTCAATAGAAGTGCCCTTCTTTTTCATATCAATTACCGTAGCAATCTTTTCAATAATATCTGAAGGGTCAGCTCCATTAGCTGCCATTTGTGGAATAGCTTGAGTCAGTGCTCCGATAGATCCAGAAAGAGCATCTCGCATTCGCTCAATGTCAATGCGATCTTTTTCAAGACCAACATTCATGCTCCAAGGTAGTTCGCTCATTACAAACTCACGAGATAACAATCCAGCCTGCAAAGCTTGTAGCGAAAAGATAAGAGCACGAGATGGATCAAGTCCAGCCATAACACCATAGCGAACTTGAATGCTGTAGTCACTCTTAATATCTTTAGATGGCTTGTAGCTAATTTCGTATGGTGCACCTTGGTAAATACCAGCCATACTCTTATCTTCGTCAAATAAAGTCTGATCAATGTGAAAACATAGTTCCATAACTTTTTGGAAAGTTTCAGCAAGAATTTGCTGACCAGCTTTTATCTGCGAATCAAAGCCACCAAGAAGTGCTTGAACTCCAGAACCTGTAATAATAGACGCATCAATGTTACCTGATCTTCCCTCTGGGTAGCGAGCACCCATACGCATTTCTGCTTCAAGCATTTGTTGTTCTGTAAATGCACCACTAGGCAACTCAAGAGCTACACGACGTACACCAGCAGGATTGTTTGTGCGGATAACCGAGTCAGGACCAAACGCAAATTCAGATACATCGTTAGGTAAAACCAATGGAGCTTGTACAGATTTTTCTGCAGCTTCCATAGCCAACATGCAAAAACTAGCACGAGCAATTTGTGCCCATAGCACGTCATCAAACTGACCACGTGGGTCATCTAAGTCAAGTCCTGGACGACGAGCAACTACAACAGAAAGCATTCCAATTGGATTCTTAGCTTTGCGAAGAACCAAGTTACCACGTTGAGGTAAGAAAAGAACTACCTGATCAGCGTCTTCATAGCGCATTAGTTCCATGTTGGTGTCATAGTCAGTCATGTCACGACCAAGACTTCCAACAATTACGTTTTCGTATTCAGGAAAATCAACAATTAATTCACGAATAGTTTTAATATACTTCTTTGTAAAAGATACACAACGACCAAAACGATCAAACTCTGGGTAAGAACCCATTGGATTCTCAATGCGGATGTGTGGCATCTTGGCATCAAAGTTAGCGTCAACAAAGATTGGCAAGAAACCATAGGTTAAGTACCAGTCAGCACCTGTATACATTTGAGTTTGAAGACCAGAAAATTCAACATAGTTGTTAGCAATAATAGTTCGCTTGTCAGAAAACTTTTTTGCCTTATCAGAGTTAATGCTTGGCGTTGAACAGTTAAACGAAGGAAGTGGGGCAAGGACTTCAGCAATGTCACGAGCTGCAACATCAACAAAGTTGGCAATCATAGGACGAGACATGCCCTCTGGGAACATATCTGGATAGACGGACTCCATGTTGCCACGGCGAACAGCAGTAATATCTGCCATTCTGTAGTCACGCTCAGAGTATCTGCGTGTTAGAGCTAATACCTTATTGGTAACTTGCTCGGTTGATAATGCCATTTAATTTCCTAGTATAGACCTGACAATGATTCCATTGCCATTTCGTCAAGGTTTACAATACCTTGCATAGCAACATTTCTTCTGGTTGCCCACTTGTTATTTGCATGAGCCGTTCTGAAATTACTTTGTTGAATTAATTCTTTTGCTCTAATCTCACAGAACCACAGTGCCATAACACAGTCAGTTGGTCCTTTGGTATCAGCCTTCCAGGTAATTAACTGGTTAACTAAAGCCTTAACATGCTCGTTAGAGTTATCGGGAAGCTCAATAAGGTTGTCCCTATTAAACTTTCCATCACGCATACTACCAAACA